AGATATTGGTTAACAACCGAATCAATAAAGTTAGGTGCAAAGATTATAGAAGTACCAATGGGATATCTTAATGTTATACAATCTGCAGCAAAACAATATGTTGGTAAAACAAAAGGTTCTCATCTAATACCTTTCGGTGGTGACCATCCTATTATTATAGAAGCAATGAAAAACACCGCTCTATCACTTAATATAGAACCACCTAAAGAAGTTTGGACTGTAATGAGTAGTGGAGTACTATCGAGAGGATTACAACTTGCCTGGCCTGATGCCAAAGTATATGGAGTTAGAATAGGTCATAACACAACAGAAAGAGAAAAAGGTAGAGCAGAAATATTTTTATCTAAGTACAAGTTTAACCAAGAATGTAAAAAAATAGAAAGACCTCCATTTCCAAGTTCACTTACTTATGATAGTAAAGCTTGGGAATTTATAAAAGAACATGCTTCGAAAGGAGCATTGTTTTGGAATGTAGGAAAATAATTAAGAACCTTCGGGAATACAATTTGGAACTTTACGACCTTGTTTAATCTTCATACCGTATTGTTCGTAACCATCGGTACAAGGAGCTTTTAATTCTTCTTGTGTAGGATATAAGTTAATATCATTCATTGCTGAGATAACTCTTTGTTGTGTACTCATTTTAGATAAACGGTTCTCTTCCCAATATGAATAACACATACCAACGGCTTGTGATTCATCTCTACCGTATCCCATTTCTTCAGAGATACAACGTTGAATGAAATCATCTTTCTTTTCGTTTGGTTTTATTTTAATTGGCATGTACACGTGGTTTTAGGTTGAACACAATCACATTCTTTTTCTTGTTCAGGTGGTAAGAGGCTATCATTATTGTACATAGTAAGTTATATCTGCGTTAACATCTGTAATCTTTTCTATATTATTATAGATTACTGTTCTGAATTCATTCTTTACTTCATCAAATACAACCATATACCCTTTAGCTTGATAGTTATAAACTGCTCTACCACTCGGTCCTGCTACCGTAAATGCTTCTTTATAGTATCTGTTTGCTCCGTTAAGTTTAGTAGTATATAATTTGAACGGTGTATACCAAGTAGTTAGCATTTCCTTTAACTGAGAAAGAGATATAAACTCTCTACTTCTTAGTTCTACCATTCTCTTATTAACTCTACTATAAGATTGATCGTGTATCATTGTTATTTCTTTCTACGTTCGTTGTTAGAATACTTTTGAGCATAATCCATACTCTTACCACACATATAAGTACCATCTGGCATTAGGTGTTCGAATCCATCAGGACAAGTATCATTAACTCTAACTTCCTCTAACTCTATATCTATCTCCTCCATGTGTTTCTCACAAGGCATATAGTATGTCTCACCTGATTCTAGCTTATGTTCATGAGAACCTTCACAACCTAATAGTTTAGAAACTCTCTCAGCCATCTCCTTAGTAGGGAATAAGATTAACTCATGGTCTAATTTGATACCTTCTTTTGCAACTTCACCAGGATAAGTACCTGATACACTTGGGTTTGCTTCCATTTCTGATAGTTCACCTAACTGTTTTAGTTTGTTTTTACTCCATCCTAATGCTGCTAAACCTCCCCATAGTAAATAACTAATGTTACCACAAGCTGTTGAATCGTTTTGTTTATCTCTGTATACTTCTTCAGCACGAGATAAGTAAGAATACATACGTTTGATAGTTTCTAATGAGATTGGTTTACCTTGTGCTAATTGTTGTGCTCTTGCCTTTCCGACAGGTGTTGCACATTTGTTACCACTCTTCTTATTTAAATCTATTCCTTTTTTTGCATTATTCTTAACTCCAATAGGATAATCTGTATAAGATTCCATATCTACTCTTTTACCTTTAGAATATCTTTTATCTTTTTTGATGATTGCTCTAATCTGATTTAAGTATTGTTCTGATTGTTCTTCTGATAAATCTTCTATGTTTACTTGTTTCTTAGAAGCTTCTACTAACGAATGTTCGAATAAACCTTCGATCGAAAAGCCTTTTACTTCACCGTTCTTTACATAGTCTTCCCACACGATATCTGAATCCACCTTAAAAGCGCCCATCCAAGTTCCTACTGGTAAATTTAAACCGTAAGAGTTTGATTTATCTAACTTGGTAGTCTTTATCCAACTCTCTACTAAAGATACACCAGCTACTCTCTCTTCATGTTCTATGGTAGTTTCACCTTGATATCCTTTCTTAAGATAGTTCTGTGCTAACTTCTCAATCGTTTCAGGCGAAAAGAACACCTCGTAAGGTTGACCTTCTCCATCTATACGGAGAATTTTTTTGTTTGGAATTAATACTGGTCCAACTACTAGTCTTTTTTCGTTATCTATTTTTTGGAACTGCATTTTCTCGTTTGCAAACCATACGAAGTTTTCTTCTATGGCAGGTTCTGATACTAATGATATGGCAAATACCTCATCTGTTAGTACATCTCCTATAAGTAATTCAAATAATCTCATGTCTATTTAACAATTAAGTTTGTTTATATACTGGCCAGTTCTGTTAGAAACTAGCTGCAGCGTTTGTTCTTCTATCTAATGCCTGAGTACTACTAACTTCGGTACTCACAACAAATGCTTGAACGGGTCTATCTGATGTTGAGGCAATGGTTTCTGCAATCTGTGAACCTGTATTAGCTAAACCTGCTCCTCCTGTTTCTATTTGTGGAGCTTGTATAGTAGGTATAGCGGCTCCACCACCACCTCCTCCGCCTGTTGATGCGGCAGGTAATGAAGCTCCTGGTGGTTTAGGTATTTTGGTACTGATAATCTTCTTAACTTGCATTAAACCTCCAGCAATCGTTACACCGGCTGCAATAGCTCCGAAGGGAGGTGGGTACGTTGCAAGAGCTTTAGTTGCTCCTATGTATGTATTGATTGTTGCAGATGCGATAGCCGCGGCTTTACCAGCAACTGAATTTGCTCCAACTGCTTCTGAAATCATATCAAGAGCACCTGATATAACTCCTAACTTGGCCGCTTGTTGAGATTTCTCAATATCAATTCTAGCCTTAGAAGTTTGTTTATCGTATGTGATTAACTGTTTGTTAGTAGCATCTTGTGCAACTAACTCTGCTCTTTGTATTTCTCTTGATTGGTCAAAGGCTAATAACTCATCTTCGAATGTAGTAACTCCAAGAGCTTTCTTCAATTCGAAATCAGCCATTATAAAGTCTAAGTTATTCTGTCTCTTTTCTGCTTCTAATGTCTTACGTGCTTCCTCATCTGCAACAGTAGTATCTTTTACTTCTACCTTATAACTCTCATCTATCTCTTTTAAATCTAAACGATACTCAGCCTCTAAAGCTTTGAAGTTAGTATACCCTGCTGATTTAAGAACAGCCATCTCTTCATTGAAACGAACTTCTCTTTCTTTAATCTCTCTTTGTTGGTCTTCTAATAAAGATAGTTCAGCTTCATTTTGTATTGTAGCTGCATTTTTAAGAATCTCTGCTTTCTCATCTGCTTCTTTCTTAGCATTCTCTATTCTCTTCTTACTATTCTCTTCTTGAGTTTTAGTTGCTTCTTCTTGTCTTGTCTCTTCTTCCTCAAAAGCAGTTTGTAGAACCTCTGATGAGTTCCTACTTGCTTCTTCTATCTTACTACTTGATATACCTAAGAACTTAGCAAACTTACTAAATCCTGTTGCAACCAATGCTAATAAATCAGCTAGTTTTTCAAAGATAGGTAATGCAACTGCTTCTATAATTGCCATTACAGGTCCTAATACTTTACCAAACGATTCTGATATTCTATTTAAGGTTTCTTGTCCTTCTGCTGTTTTAGTTAATGATTCTTTAAATAAAAGAAACAAACCAGCAAGTAAAGTAACAACTGCAATGATAGGGTTAGCAGCAAGTACTTTCATACCTCCATCTAAACCTTTAAGAGAACCACCAACCAAACCCACAATACCTGGCTGTTCAGCAAGAGCATCTGTAAATCTTTTAGATTGTATAGTTGTATCTTCGAACTGGTCTTCTAATCCGTTAAGTTCTTTTCTTAATCTTTTAAATTCTGTTTTGTTACCACTAAGTTTAGCCTTCTGTAAAGCTTTACGAGTATTAGAGATGGCTGTTTCCATATCTATAAACCCTTCAATAGTTCCTTCTAACTCTTTATTAAGTTTGTCAAAGGAATCCATTCCAGAAGTTTCCACGTCAATGGTAGCTGTATATGTAGTTTCGTTTTGTGCCATTACATTCTTTTAATTAAGTTCTTGACTTGTTTCCATGTACGAGGTATTTGGTATTTTCCCTTACATATATCAATGCTTTTACTCACATTGTGAAACTCATCATGTTTTAATAATTCTATTATACTCTGTATCATACCATTATAACAATTAAAATTAAGTAAATTGGTTATCTAATGCTCCTTCAAGAATAGGTCCTAATAATTCTAACCTACATTCACCATTCTTTAAATTGTATTTGTTTACTGCACGAAGGTGATAATGATTACCTCTCCATTCAATAATATCATTTAGTTCAAGTTTTACATACTCTGCAAATGGTAACACTGCTGAACACTCAATCAATCTTGTCTTAGGTTCATATAACAAACCTATGTACTTAGACCAATACTCTGTAAACAAAGAACCTGTTGGAGTTGAACCATATACAGGCGGTTCGTTAAAGAATAGAGCCGAATCAGAACCTGCATCAGGAAACTCACTCTGAGTACTTCCTGTTGAATAATGGTCTACATAAGGATATGTAGTTTCTGATGTAGTAGATGAACTATCACCAACTTGAAAATTTATACCACTTACATTGTAAGGTGTTGTTTCAACCAATCCATTATAAAAGAAGATACGAGGTCTTACTCTTGCAGGTTGAAACTCTGCATTAGATATAAAGGTTGGTAAGAACATTTTTTGTTTAGCCATAATTATTTATATTTTAACTTGTTGGTCCTCCACCACCTGTATCACAGAAGTCTACAAGAATTACAATTCCACTACCAACATTTAATTTTAATACATCATTAAAAGAAGATGCATTATCTACTGCTAAAAATGCTATACCTGTTACAGGATTACTCATAATTGCATTATAGAATATTCTATCACCACTTACTGGATATGTTCCTGTTCCATCATGATAATATTGGAAGTTTGGATTACCTTGACAAGCCTGTGATAGTGTAGTACCAGGATATCCATTGAATGGAGTACCTTGTACACCTGCTCCTGTACCAACTGCTCCACTACCACCAATGTATCTTAATGGTGATGATGCGAATGTTGTTTCTACTTTAAACGAACCTTGTGAAAAGAAATTCGTTGTATCTGTAAAGTAAGATTTAGAGAATTCTCTGTTATTTGTTCTATTAAAATTTTGTGATAGAAAATCTAAATCTAATGTATCACCAAATTCTAAATTCTTAACACCTAAATTATTCGCTGGTGTTACTGTTATCTTTTTATTTAAATCTATAAATCTATCAAACGATACTGTTCTACCTTCTTTATACCAATCATTAAATTGTTTAATAATAAAATGCCTTGGTTTGGTTTTACTTGGATAGATTTGTAAGTTGTATTTCTTTTGTATACCTTGTATTAAAGATAAGGAAGTAATACCCTTAGTTGCAAACGGCATATTAAGAGGTACATTCATTATTCTAAAATCAGCAAGGTAGTTTAACTTCTGAACTTTTAAAGTTGATTCAGCGTTACCACCTGGTCCTATAATCACAAAGGCTCCTGTTACTCCTGTTTGATATTGAAAGAATATTTCAAAATCATAGGTTGAATTTCTGTCCAAGTTAACAGAGAACTTCTGTTCTAATTCAAATCCTTCTTCACCTGTTCCTGCCTTACCTTGTAATCTTCTACGTATCTGTTCATTCATAAAAGTTAAAGGTACTGGATTAGGATCAGTTCCACTTAGTTTTCTTGCCTTTATAAATAGTTCGGGTATACTAACTACTGTATCTGAACCTGTAACTAAGAAGTTTAATGCAAGTTCTATTTCAACAGGTGTAGAGAAATTACCAGTGATACCTAAATTGTCTGTCATCTTGTAATTAGAACCATTCATTTTTAATGATGGGTCAGATACTACATTTTCAAAATCTAATGATTGAGATACACCAGCACTTGCTAAAGTATTAGGAACTGATGAACCACTAATAGGTTGTATTACAACTAACCCTTCAGTATTCATATCTAAACCACCATATTGTGCAAACTTGTTACCGTTATCACATAACATATATTGTGTATCCCATAAATCTCGTTCAAAGAATTCAGATTCAAATGTATACTGAGATTGTGAAAAGATTGCTTCAACAACTCTCTTTGTTTTTAGCATTGGTTTAAAATCAATTACATTTACAGAACCACCAGTCTCATCTTGATTATTTAAAGAAAAGTTGTTTGCAGAAGTTGCTGATTGGTATACCCATCCTTGACCGTAATCTCCAATTGGATATACTATATCTCCTACTTCAAATGAACCACTATTGGTTACTTGATCAGGATTAGTAGGGTTATTACCTAACCATGTTTCTTTAATAATATCAATTGATGCAGTATGATTGTATTTGCTTAATACATCTAAATCAGTTAGAAAGGTTGATTGTAAATCTTTAGCGAATGATGATAGTAAACCAAATACTGATACTGTATAAGAATCAATAAACTTGTTTTCTTTTACTACTACATTCTCTAATTGCATGTATCCCTGTGCGACATAGAAACCATCAAAATCAAATTGAGCTATTACCTTTTCATTTGTTTTAAATAAGTAAGGTTCATCAACAGATATATCGTATACGTGTTTAAAGAAATCATTGTTTCTTTTTGTACCTGGTAGAGTTATCTGACGAGTAAAATCCGAAGGTAACTTACCTATATCAAATAAACCTGTAACGTTATTAGATAAGAAGATTTCTTCATCATCGTATTGGTCTAAGGCTATTCCTTGTGCTATTAATTTAAATACCGAATTTCTTCCGCTTACTACTGACATATTGTCATGGTTTTATTAAATGATTAATTTGAATCCTTGTCCTCTGATGAAATCAAATTGGTATTGAATTAGTTTATCTACCTTAGTTGTTTTAATATTAAAGTTAGATGATTGAACTGCTAGTGGCATTAGTGATTCACCTGGGTCTTTAGCTGCAGGTGGAGTTTTATAGGATTGTACCCAATACACTTCATCACTAACCATCAGTTCTTTAAATATATCATTATAAGATTCTGGTAAATAATTAGAGTTAACAGATAAGTTCTGTTTAGAATCTACTATATAGTTCTGTACAGAGTTTTCAAACTTCTCATATGATAAGCCTCTTTCATTCCAAGAACCAATTTGTGGTTGGTATCTTTGTCTTTGAGTGCTCATAGATTCTTTTGAAACTAAGTTAAAGTTATAATAATCAAATTGTCCAAATCTATTCTTCCATTTAATTCTTATGTTATCATACTTGGTATCACATACATAATCAAAATGTAATCTCTCATTGATTCTATTACTACCATTGTAGTTGTTTGAACCACTTATTGCAAATATTTCAAAGTTAAGTAAATCAGTACCTAAAGGCCAATCTGGCTCTGATGGTGATATAGGAAACGTGTGTACTTGTTCTCTTGAGTTATTAGAACCTGTTGGAAATTCATAGTTGTTATCTTCACCTGCTAATGATGTTGAATAAATAAGAGCAGATACTTGTGGTGCTCCACCATCTCTAGCTCCACTCCATATACTCATTCTACCACCTGTTCCTTCTTGATAAGATTGTGAAGTTGGACCTTGTGTCATTATAGGCCAGAAAGGTGTTTTTTGTTCTATCTCTTGTGTAATAGGTTCTTGAAATAAAGAATACCCATCTATTGCAGAATATACATCAGATACAACATGTGAACCTGTAACAAATGTAGAACCACTTAAGAATTGTGTGTATGCATCAATAGCAACGTATCTAACGGATGAACTCACTGCTTGTACAATATCACTCAACTCTGAGTTTATGATTCGTGAGACATCAAATATACCTGTTCTTGAAGCATTAGGATACTTTGATAATGTATAATCAGCAACCGATGCAGAGTCTGTTAAAGAACCAGTCCAATATCTTAATTCAGCTAAGTACTGAAAAGAACTTGAAGTAAATGCATTAGAATTAGATTCTGATACCGCAAATATAATCGGTGATTGTGCTAGGTTGACTTCGTTCGGCGTTTGTATAATCGTAATAGCCATAATAAACTTTTTATATTATAACAAACAGTATTTGATATATATGGAATGGTACTTAAGAAACTGTAAATCCACCTTTAACCATCTTCTTTGTAAACTCATCTGTTAAGGCTTCCATTGATGTTTCAACTTCTCCTTTCATGAATAAATCTACTGCTCTTTTAAGTTCTTTAGAATTAGCTGCAGCTTCACCGAACGGTCTTGCTTTCATTTTGTATGTACCCTTTTCTACAAACTTACCATACTTTGCACCAGGAGGGCCAACCTGTAATACTAAGTCATAAGTTTTATCACCTTTCTTCTGCCCTTTTTTGGTACGTATCATCCTATCCAAAGTGTTGTACTGAGATACGTTACGGTAGAGGTTACCCGTCTTGAATGCCTTTAAAGGGCCTGATTGTAAGTTCTGTGTTGCTAGACTTCTATATAATCCAGCTATATCTTTTAGTGTTTTCATATTAGTTACAGAGTGCTACTGATGATGTACAAGTTCCTATTATTCCATTGATTACACTACCTATTCCTGTTATCGTAAATAAACTTCCACTAACAATACATGTTGTAAACACTTCGTTTGCAGAAAGGGATTGAGAAGCAAAGAATTGGTCTGTATCATATGATGATTGTGAGATTCCACATGGATAGTATTTTGCAACTACTCCACTCGTGTTACCTGCAGTAAGTTTTAAAACTCTACAATCACAAGGTACTTCTGTACTACCTGTTGGTAAAGGAATGAAATCATTACAAGAACTTCCTGGTGCTATACCAACAGTTCCACTTCCTGATGGGTAAGGATACGTACCTGTTATTGGAAAACTACAAAGAGATACTGTACTTCCTGCTATAACAACCGATGATGTTATATCATTTCCTCCACATGGTACATATGTAATGTTCCCACCTGTTGCACCACCTGTTAGTGTGTATGTTGTACACTCAGTAGTTTCTGTTTGACAAATAGGTACAACTATTACTATCTCTCCTTTTTTTCCTAATTCTTTTCCTGTTGGAGCAGTATATAAATCACTTGAACCCCAACCACCAGCTCCTGGTACTCTATTAGCTGCAGAACCTGAATCATAAGGAGCGGCTTCCCATACACCACTTCTCATACTTGCTCCACCATATCCATATAATGTAGCTAATCCATTAACATTATAAAATTCTCCTTCACCACCTGGTGTTTGGTATCCTGCTGCAGATGTACAATCTGTATTAGCTGATGGTGCTTTTATTCCACCACCACCTGTTGCAGTAGTTTCACTTGTTGCAGTACAGTTCGTACCATCTGATATACCACCGTTATGACCTTGAGGATTTCTACCACTACCACGTGTACCAGTAACTTGTCCACTTCCTGCAGGTTGAGTCCATCTTAAAGCTCGTACACCTCCACCACCTGAACCACCACTTGTAGCATCTATCTTTCCTGTCCCACTTCCGAATCCATTAGCTAAAGAAGTAAACCATGCTCCACTACCACCACCTTCTGCAGTTAATCTTGAACCTGATGTAAAGTAAGAAAGATAAGAAGAAGGAATTAATGTTGGGTCTATATCAATCCATGACTCTTCGCCAGAACCAGTAACAGGTGCTCCATCTCCAACATAAATTGGATAAGTACCTGTACCTAATGTTGCTTGTGTAAATACTGCACCACCTGCTCCACCACCACCGGCAGATAAACCACCAATTGAATTATCAAGAGAAAATCCTCCACCACCTCCACCAGCTACCATAAAGATTCTAGCGTTTACTGTTGAACCTGCAAGTACCTCAAAAGAAGCAGAACCTACGTTTGAATATTTATAATAATTCCAAATTTCAGAACCTGATGCAAATGAACCTGAATCGGTTGTTCCTCTTGCGGTTACACAAGAGTTTGCTGCTCCATATAAGAGTGATGGTATATACATGTTATATTAAATCGTTTGTTAACGCTCCGTTTAGTTTAGTAGAATCAAAGGATACAAAAGTTGCTATATCTTTAGCTTCTGCTACTGCTGTTATAATTGGTTGTGAGAATCTTGGAAAACTGAATGATGAATTATTAAAGGTAACTGTACCTACTCCACCTACGGGTTGTTTTATCTCTAACGTAGTTGTTAAACCAGGAACTATGTTCGTAGCTTGTATATCTGTATTAGCACTTGCTGCTAAAGTAAGTTTAAAGAAATTACCTAAAGAACAATTCACAGTTGCAACTAAAGATACTATTGGAACTGTAATAACTTCTCCTGCTACTGAACCACTAAATATTTGATTTTCTGTAAATGTATTGTTCTCAGCTAATTTTGCATAAGAACCAGTATCATTACTTAAACCATCTATCTCTGTTTGCATAGATGCAGTTTCAGCTTCTAAGTTACTTAAGGCATTGTTTTGTACATTCTGTTCTACTTCTATTGAAGCAGTAATTATCTCTATTGTTGTTAACCTAGCATCTTGTGCATTTTGTTCAACTGTAATAGATGATGTATATGTATTGAACTCTGGTCTCTCTATGAAATCTGTTGAGAATGAACCAGTGAATGATTCTAAGTTATTTAATCTTCCATCTTGTACAAGTTGTCCTACTTCTACCGATGATGATAAGTTAGTAATTGTTGTATCAAACGATGCAGATATATCTGTAATACTTTGTGTTACGGATGCTGTAAATGCATTATAAGCTATATTGATAACCTCTTGTGAAGAAGTAAATGAGTTTAAGTTATTAATACGTGTATTTGTATCAACAGCGTTACCTGCTAAGAACTCTACGTTAGGTATGTTAACTGTACCATTAAGGGTTTGTACATCTCCTGCCTCATCACCTAATATGTTAGAACCACTTGAGAATATTACTGAAGCAGATTCTTCTGTTACATGTAGTACTCTTGTGTTAACTGTATCAAAGTTTCCTATTGTAGCTTTAATGTTACCACTTGCAGTTATATCACCTAATACATCAAGTGAACCTGTATGTGTTATTGAACCACTAAAATCTACATTACCATCAAACTCAGCGTTACCACTAACTATTAAGTTACCTGTTACCTCAACGTTTCTATCTAAGGTAATAGTATTACTACCTGAGTTGATTATAATACCGAGGTTCTCTCCAAGACCATCTTGAAGTTGTGTATCACCACTTGCAGAAGATAATCCCTCTAAAGAGTTCTCAAGGTTAACTACACCGAAGAACGATTGGCTTATATATAAATTGCTTAAATTACTCATATTGTTTTATTATTTCTTTTAACTGAACTGCCATTTCCTTACGGCATCATCCCAACCTTCTGGTGTTGTAGACCATATTTTTGGGTTTATATATTTTTCACATAACTCACAAGTGATGAAATCATCAAAAGGAATTGCTAAGACTGGTAAGTTATAGAAATCCCAATTGTCTCTATCATCTATTTTATCTAATATTTTAAAACACCTTAAATTATCATAAGATTCCATATAAGAATCAAATTTCCAATTTGGTACGTATTGAGTTGCAAATACCTGTCCTACTGATCCACTCGTGTTAAGTACTGCATTGTACTTCTCATTTGTTTCACAATCCTCTACTTCGAAGTAGCTCCCGCTAGGAGTAGTTAAAAAAAAAAGGCAACGGTTCTTATCGTTGTGACAAGTTAGGTCGAACTCAGCCGACCAGCCTGCCAGCCCGTTGTTGAACCGGTCAACAAATGGAGTACAACTTATATCTCCGTTTATTTCAAAACCGTAGGTACTCCTCTGTGTATATGATGTTAAATCATTTACTATTGAAAGAGTATTGGCGTGTATATCTACTACATCATCTGTTCCGTTGAATGGTACAACTTGTTCATTGGTTCTACCTTCACTTCTATTTTCTAATACTTTAACTTTATCTGCTACAATTAACTGAACTTTATAATCAGTTGTCTTTTTACCAAAGGTTGTAGCTTGTATCAACACATTACCTATGGGGTATTGTGGAAACTCAGTAGCATCAAAATTGTATATATCACCTTGAGTTACTTTAGTAATAGACGGATGATTCTTCATTATCGTCTTAAAGTAATTCAGCGTATTATAGTACAAAGAATAGTTAGTAGAACTATCCTTTACAATTTGACTCTGAGCTGGAGATTGACTTGATGTACTCATATGTTTATAAATTTATACCTCCGAAGTATTGATTACTTTGGTCTGGATAGATTTGTGTTGAATTACCAACAGATTCTAAGAACTGTGGAATTTGTGATGAATATGCAATTAAGTAATCTTGTAATCTTGTTGAGTAATACTCAGCATTACTTAATGCTTTATTTAATAAATAATCTACTTCTGTTTTAGAAGGTGATATTCCTGTCTCACTTTGTTGTTTAACTGCTCCATTTGATTTGAACTGTACTGCCGAAAAGGGAATGTACTCAACACATCCGTACCAAATTAATGTAGGTTTTACATAATCAGTAACTAGCTCTTCGTATATACCTGTAAAGGCAGTTTCAGCTTCTATATCATCTTGTAGTTTGTTGTACAACACAGTACCTAATATGTTAAGTATGTATTTTTCTTGTGCCGTTCTAATGAAAGGCAACAGAGCATCTGCATCAATTGCTCCACCTAATGGTGTGTTCTTGATGATATCATTTCTTGTTATTAGTAATCCGAATTTGCTCATTATATATAATTTTTATCAAAGAATGGTTCTGAGAATCGTATTGGTTCACGATCCGCTTTCTTCATACTTATTGTTTCTTGTACTTTAGCTATAGCTTCATCTACACCTTCGAAATCTTCTTCAGTTGTTTCTTCTGATTGCATTGTATCATCTACATCTTTCTGTGCCTCATCAATGGTTTGGTCTGTATCATCAGCCGTGTCAGTAAGGATTACAAGAGGTGTAAGTTGTTCAAAGTATAAATCTCTAGCTCCTATACCACCTATCTTAAATGCCTCTGATATAGAGTTTAATAAAAGGTTTTGGAATGGGAAGATAGTCATTGTTTGCATAATTGAATATGCTGTTTTCATTTCTTCTGCTGCTGAAGAGAATCCATTACTTGTAGTTCTAATACCAAACAGTAAAGGTGATACTATTCTATGAGCTACAAGGATTCTATCTTGTGCGTATTCAGCAACATAAGTATATTTGTCATGAAGGTTATCAATAGGTATTGTATCTATTGTTGGTTTGTTAATAGCATCATCATTAAACGATACCATGAAACGACCAGCATTTTTTGTACCTGTAAATTTAGATTCTATTAAAGCTTCTATCGTATCTCTCTCTTCAGGTGCAGGAACTCCATTATTGAAATTCACCATAGCCACAGGAAGGAAGCCATTTTCGATATTATTTAAATGTAGATTAGATAGTTCCGCTTCTGAGAATGAGTATTGTAATGCAGATATCCAATCAGGTAAAGAATAGTAAAATCTATTTGGTTCATACTCTTTTATATAAAGTATCTCCATCTCTTCATCACTACAATTAAAAGAAGGTATATATTTCTTTTGTTTTTGTTTTCTTTGATCGTTCCAATCTTGACAATAGAAGTATCCTTCTACCTTATGCATATCATGTAGTTTCTTAGCTCTTAAAGTTTGAACAGGTATATGATACATCTTCTTTATCTCTGTATGTTCTTCATTCCACATAACTTGGAATGCTCCTTGACCATATAGTTTTAAATCAAAAGAAACTCTTCTTAAATCCTCTGAAGGTATTAATGAAGATAACTGTTGTTTGAATTCTTCGTCCTTTGTACATAACCCTTTACCAAAGATTAAATCTGCTATACCTTCGATACAAGCAGCGTTGGTTGTTGAAGTGTTGTAAGCTTCTGTTAACAAGTCAAAGTAATCGTCTTGTCCATGTATTCCCACAGGTATCCATGAGTACCTTGTTCTTAAGTCTTCTGTAACGATTGGAACTTCTTCCCTCGTTAAATTAACAACACTAAAATTTTCGTTCTTTTTCATATAATTAATTATTCAATACTATATATTCATTGTCTGTTACGTTTGATACAAACTTATCGTTCTGAGTTGTATAAACTACCTTGTCTATACTTTGAGATGCATATACTTGCATACTACCTCTAAAGATAGAACCACTCACAGAACCACTTACATCAATTAAGAATTCTTGGCCTGTTCTTACAACATTTTCTAATGATTGTGAAAACGTAAAGATATTTTCATAAGGATTCCATGTATAAGAACCTGTTGGAAGAGGATACTCAGTAACTGTATGAGTCAACATATCATCAAGTACAAGAGTTAAATCCTCACTTGATGTAAAAGCAGGTCCTATACTCTGAGTATTCTCAGTACGTATAACGAACTCATTACTTTGGCTTATGTAATATGATAACATATATAGATGTTTTGTTTTGTATAGATATATAACAACTCTACTTTATCTTGTCATTATCTCGGAATAGAGCATAAAAAAGGCCACACTTATAGTGTAGCCTTTAGTATTTTAATAAAAGTATTCTTTGTATATACTTACGAAGCAACAATCGTAGGTTGGTCTACAACAGGTAATCCAGCGAATGGACTAGTTGTTGTTGAACCACTAATAAATGCAGCTGGAAGTCTTTCTTCCCCCATCATTGTAATAGCATACCCATATAAATCACCTAATGCAGCTCCAGTCGATATAGAACCTGCCGTTAAATCACATCCGTGATCTTCACCTGCAAGTAATGCATCTCCTTGATTCGTCCATATAACCATCTGAGGTCTACCGTATGCTAACACTTTTAACTGTGTTGTCATTTCGTTAGTAAGTTTCTTTAGGTTTAATGTAGATTCTTGTCCAAAGAACGTTGTGCCGTTCTCTCTAGAAGAATTAACTGTTTCGTTATACGCAGAAGTACCTTTAAGTTCGTAATAATATACGGTTGAACCTGATAAAGATGTAATCTCACCAGCTCCATTTTTAGCGAAAGAGCCTGATTCGTAATTGATAAAGTAAACTCCTTGAAGTCCCCCTACCGATTCCTTACATACTTCTTCTCTACCGTTCGTTAATAAACAACTCATAGTATTTTTCTGTTTTAATGTTAATAAAAGATATAGGGGAAGGGTTACTCCCCCTTATCTATTTGATTTATTTTAAGGGGTTTCCTTAAAATGCTCCGTAATAAACGATATCCGCGCCCACTCCAAATTGCGTTGCTGCCGTATAGCGCATTATAATTCGGTAATTTTGTGAGCCATCCAGATTTGCCATGTCCAGGACGCGCACTTCATTATAGTCGCTTAACAAACCGGTCCCGAAGAACAAGTTAGATTTCTGTGCTGCTACAATAGTGTTAGCACTCATTCCTGGTGCAAGTACTAATTCAATACCTTGGAAGTTAGATGGTTTCTCACCTACGTTCAATTGGTTGTTGAATGAACCTACATTAACTTGACCTGATAAAGCTGATTGATAAGCCTTGATTACGTTAGTTCCACCATAGATTACTAAATCTTCCTTACCGAATACGGCTGGGTCGATAGTATCATATACTGCTGTTAGTTTAGCAACGATGTTACCTGAAGTAATTGAACCTGATACAATAGCACCAGAACCATCTGTTCTTGCTGCTTGTACTGCAGTTGTTAATCCAGTTGCTGCAGATGCAGAAAATGCTGTTTCAAATCCTCCGAACTGTCCGTTCAATGAATTATCTCCAGTCCATATAGAAGTTTCAGTTGCTTCAGCAACTTTACCACCTACATAAGATACTAAGTAATCGTTAAAGTTTCTTGGAATTTCATCAAAGGCACTGTATCCTAAAGATAAAGCTTCCCAGGAATCTAAGAATTCTTGTTTGCACAAGCTAATATTTACTTGTAGTTCTTTTGGGGTTAACACTCTCTCAGAGATTGCAACTGAACCAGAAGTTACGAAATCGCAACTTGCATCTTGTACGATACCATCTACATCAAGTTTCTGAATTACTTCTTTATACTTTACGTTTGGTTTGATCGTGATTAACTGATTATCAAGTGTTCTTGCACTTAATAAAGCAGCAGCGATGTAATCCGAAGCCGCTTCACCTGCATACGTAGATGTTACAGAAGGGTTACCCGCACTAAATTTTTGTGTTTTTCTCATTTTTGTTTTAATTAATTTGTTTGTTTGAAATTAGTTACTATACATTTTATCTAACACACTTGAGTGGTAGTTAGGAATAGTTCCCTTTTTGTTTTTGTTTTTGTTAAACAATGATTGTTTAGAATGTTCAACAGGTGCTCCACTAAGTTTCTTAGATGACATAATGTCATCTTCTTCCTTAATTTCTTCTTCTGCTTTAACTTCTTCTTCCATACCATCTTTAGCTGCTTCTAGTTTCTTTTCAAGTTCTTCGATTCTGTAAGAAAGTTCTTCAACTTTTTTACTTACCTCTGCTAAGTCTACATCAACGATAACCTCGTCTTCCATATCC